TGAGCACCATATAACGTTGTCGGGTGCTTTAGTAGGATTAACGCTAGTAACAATAAGGTCAGCATTCTTAAGAGGAAACTTCTCAGCGTCACTAAGGGTTGTATCCAGCTGGAACTGAAGCGTAAAGTTGCTTCGTCCCATTGCAGCTTCTCTTTCGAGTAAGTCTTCATTAGTAAATCTATCTGGGTCAGTTGGTTGCTGTGCTTCAGCACCGTTATCTATATCTTCTTGTAGCTGAGGTGCTATTAATCCTTCGTATGGTGTAACGTCTTTTGGGTATCTAGCAGGCCAGACGAAGGGACGATACGCACGCTCTGCCAACTTACGATAAACAGTAAAAGTAGTCTGAGGAGTCCCGAGATACATAATACGGCTATCGTCTTTCGGGGTAAGGATACTTTCGGCTTCTGTACAGAGTTGAAGAAGTTTTTCACGCATCAACTCCGTCATGCTGTTCCCGGGAACCTCGATGTCGTCCAGAATCATTAGGTCGGCTCTGCTTCCCGTTAACTGACCAGTAATACCAACACTCTTCACGGATGGTGCCTGATGAGGTGAGCAGTTTACGTCGAAGGAAATTCTTGACCATCTGCTGTCGTCTGATTTTGGTCTTAAGTGACTTAGCCATGGTGTTTCGATAATTAGTTTCTGTAAGAAGATACTCATGTTGTCCGCCCTCTCCTTAGAAGCGGAAATTATCATTATTTTCTTTTCGCAGTTATTAAATAGAGTCCATAGAACGAAAGCTCCAGTAATCCAACTTTTTCCGACTCCTCGGAAGGCTTGGATCTGTAGTCGTTTTGGACCATTCTGTAAATAGTCTGCAATAGCATATTGAGCCCTCGTAGGTGAGGGTAGATCAAGCTGGTTCCATAATGCTTGCAGAAACAGCTTGAAATCGCCCTGTAAGGCTTCTAATTGATCATTCATATACAAATGTGTATAAATACGATTTACATCGTTGTGAAGTCATATTTACCGCCTTCTGTCTGGTTCTTTACCGTCTTATCATTGTCAGGTTTAACATGCCCGGGTTTGGATGCTTCTATACCTTCATGGGCAATCATTAACCCAATCTGCAAAGGTGTAGTAATTAAAGCTCCAGTACCGCCAGTTGCTAGTTCAAATCCTTCTAAAGCACTTTCAACGGATGCTATTCCCAATTGCCATCTGTTTTGCCAAGTATTCTCGGCTTTAAGTTCATCAGCTTGGGCTTTTAGGTTTAATGCGACAATACCTGTTCCAACATAAGGCACCCATTTAAGTAACCTCTTTATTGGTCTAGCAGTCTTAGTAACTTTATATCCATCAGCCAAGCTCATAGCTTTGACGTATTTATCGTCTAAGTGTCTAGTACTAGGATTAAGCTCTTCCATTTTCTGAAGAGTCTTATTCTTAGCTTCGACTATATTCTTTTTATTCTGGTTAGCACTTTCACTTAAGTCTTGAAAGTTGTGAATACTATCGCCAACACCTTGGCTTTGAAGTATCTTTTTACGTTTAAGATATTCAGCTTCTGTTATAGCACCAGATTTAAATTCTTTTTCAAGTAATTCTTGAGCAGGACCAAAAGTCTGCACTTCTAGGATATGATCAGCGTTTCTACCCGGAGTACTAGATACTTCCTTTTGAAACTTCTTACCAGCTTCTAAGTCTCCCGGATCAACAAGGGAATTGGCGTTATTTAAACGATTAACTCTGGAATTACTAGCATCTTTCAGATTCTTTACTCTGACAGTCTTCTGCTTTCTTTTAATATTCCATTCACCGGTTCTTTTATTAGTAGTCCGGTTAAAGCCATACTCTACTTTTCCTTGATCCTCAAATTCCCATAGACCTTTACCTAGCCTACTAATAATTTCAGCTTGCCAATCTTTACCATGAGGTAGGTCTTGAATAATTTTATTAGCTTCCTTCTGATACTCTTTCCAAGGTTTTGTAGTAAACCCATTTTTGTCTACCCACCCCTTATAAGGGTTTTTATCTGTTGCCATTAAAAAAGCCCCTTACGGGGCGGTTAATTATCTATGCAGCGAGGTGGTCGCTTATCGTTTTTTCTCTATGTGGTAAATGTCCAAACTTGGCTCTCATCCATTGGAGCCAGTTTCTACTACCTTTATCCTGATTGCACGCTTTGCAGGCACATACGATATTTTTCGTAAGAGTCTCTCCACCTCTGCTAAGAGGTTGGACGTGATCGAGTGTAAGTTCGTGTTCTTCATAATTCTTTCCGCAATAAACACATTGACAATTGAAGTGCTGTTTTACAGCTCTTCTCCAGAGCCGTTTAGAGTCTGAACTTGTCATGGTTATTAAGTTGTGTAAGTAATGTTTTGGACTAGGTAGTAGAGGGGTCATGCTTTATGGATTTTGAGTCTGCTTTTTCTGTTCTTGGATGGAGACTGCAAAGTTGCGTCTTTTGGATCTTTGCTTTTTTGTTTTCCCGGCTTATGGGCGACATCTTTCCCATCACCATTTCCATAAGTACCTTTGGCTCGGTTAATAGCATTCGCATTGACACGTAGTTCTAACCCCTTCTTTGTTTTGTTATATGCTTTTTGTTGTGACTTATAGTTGCCATTGGCATACTTAGGTCCGCTGAATCCTGCCATAGAGTTTTGCCTTTACTAAATCTGGATCTATTTCAGGCAATACACTTGCCAGTTTTGATAATGGGCTGCCATCATAAGCAACACCGGATATATCGTTTGATTTCAGCCAATCACAGGCTGCTTTTAAGTCTTGAGTAGTAGCTTCGCCACTTTTAACTCTTGCTAAAAATTCTTGCGTGACTAACTGGTGGAGTTCGTTAAATTGCTCTTCAGTTGCCTTTTTCTTCATTTTCTATAAAAAATGCCCCTCCAGAATCGCCTGTAAGGGGCTTGTAATTTTGTCTGGGTATGTTTGTACCCCCCATTTAGAAGGGATTTCCCCTTCCCGGTGCATTAGGAGATAAATAATTTACATTAAGTACATACCTCATTAAGCTGTCAGTTTGTGGACATCCAGCATGTGCTAAGTGAGATCTAAAGATTATTGCTCTATTTCTTTTAGATTTGACAGGTGCTCCGTCAGATTCAAATATAGTTGCCCCATTGCAATCAGAGAAGTTTAAGATACAAGTCCAAAAGCAATTATCCTCAGTTACATAATGATGATCAGTATGGAACTTATATTTGTCTCCAATTTTCTCATGTCTTAGATCAAGATTTAACTTTGCTCTTAAAAGTGGTTGAACTCCTAATTCGTTAAAGATAGGTTCAAATCCTGCATAGTTATTAGACTGGATTCCATTTGCACCATAAAGACTATGGACAAATCTTGTTCTACCATCATCATCATTTACAACACCATCATGTTTGTACCATGGTGTCTCTTCGCCTAATACCCAATTTTCAACAGGTTTATAAACATCTAAAGGTAAGAAGTTATCAATAATCCATCTATCAGGTACACGGGAATTATCTTTGTTGGGTGTTTTTTTAATCATTAGACTCCTAGACCTTTTTTAACTATTGCTAGTGCTTTGTCATCTAGGTCGTTATCTGATTGTTCGACTAACTTCTGTAGTAGATCAATAACGAATGTTTTAAATTTTGGACTTCTTAATGCAGAAAGTACGAATGGTCTTGCGATTGCTAACATTATTGTTTCTTGGGTAAAAGTGATTGAATAGGAACTACGTCAGAACACAAGTGATATACACGTGATCCGGGTAGCAGGGTAAACCCCTTCTGTTGTAGCTCGGCACATTTAAGTGCACGAACAAGCTCAAAGTCGAGCTTATTTTTTTGTATCTGACTTTCAGCCATACGTTCGCATTGCTTTGTCAGATCTCTATTTAAAGGAACTGAGAAGTTTATTTGAAACCCCCAATTCTCTGTAATTACGTAACCATCTTCTGTCTGTGGTTCCGTATCGTTGCCCATATAAAAAGGAGATAAAGTCATCGTGCTTCCATTACACGAAATGTTATTACCGAAAGATTGACGACTTGGTGCTCCGTTATTTTGAAATTGGACAGCTTGATTCGTAACGTTTCCAGTCGCTGCTGCTACTGGGTTACTTGAATTATTGGTGTCTCCTTCAGCCAGTACTGGACTTATTGAGAGAAGACAGACAGCGAAGTAGTAGTAGAGTTTATTGTGAAATTGCGTGTATAGTCGCGCTGCTCTACTAAGCCTGCTGGTCTTACTGTTGTTTCTAAGCTCCATGGATTAGCTGCGTTTGTCACAGAAAATGTTGTACCACTTGTAGTGATATCTGCTGACGGAGTTATGTTTGTACCTGACCAAGTATTTACGGCTGCACCAAAAACTTGGACTTGCTCTGTTTCCACTATAGTTTGAGTCGTAGTGGTCGTTGAGTTCATCGACCCTGTTGTGAACTGGGGAGTGACTGTGTTGGCTCTAGCTATGCTGGGTGATAACAGAGCTAAAAGCAGAATAAATTTCTTCATGCTTTTGTTGTTGGTTTTTTTGCCATAGGGCATTCAGGTTTTTTACCGTTGCCATTTTTTCCAGTCGTCAGACCGAATGTGGCTAGGGCTCCCGTAAAGACGCTGGCTACGAAAGTGATATCGCTATTCCCAGACTTCTTAACCATTGGTATATCAACGTAGTTCATAGTAATAATGAACCCAGACCAGACAACTACGCCCAGTCTTACGAAGGTACCAAGTATTTCTATTTGATGTTCTTTATCTTCGGCTGCATCTTTTAGTTTTCCAATCAGCCCTTTTTTTTCTTCTGGCTTAATTTCTTCCATGTGGTTTTTAGTATTGGTTTTAGTGCAGTAACAGCCCATTTAAAAGCTGCTGTAGCCGTAAGGGTGGCTGCTACAGAAACAACCGCAGTTGTTCCAGCCGTTACTAATATCTCGTTCTCCGGGACAGGCATTTTAAGATTAGTAAACGGTACGTCTACTCTTCTAATACCTGTTTCTGGTTCTTCTGAAGCTTCCGCTTCTACTCCTTCAGGAGCTTCCAAATCACTAGGAGGAACTACTAAAGGTACATAAAAAGGAACATCAGCTGTTGGTAAAGGTATTGATATTGTCTCTATTTCAGATATCGCGGGAATCTCTATATTTGGTAAGTTTACTGAGGTCATTATCATCAAGAATATAAAACATGCCTGATTCTTTCTTAGACAGGATCTGTTTCCAAAGTCGATGATTACCGTCTATCATTTTAAACTTTGGTTCTGTCTTATAAATAATTCCCGGGTAAGATATATCACATTCATACAACCTAAGTGTGCAGTTGTAGTATGGAATATCTATCTCTTCAAATAAAACTGTGGTTGGAGTTTTGTCTTTACAGACTTCCAACCAAGTATCTAAAGGATAGGAATAATGATAATCACGTAAATACAAATTACATTTCCTTACCATTTTTCTAATGGACAGTGCATTCCCGGTATATGTACTTTAATTTTCATAAAACACTTGCACTTTTTACAGGTCATTGTAGGTTTAAAGATTTCTGGACATTTACGGCAAATATCCAGTTTTTCCTTCCATTCCACTTAGATGTCAGCCTTTTTATAAGGTCCTGAACCTTTAGGGAATTTATCTTTAACTGCTTTAATCTCGACATCTAAAGCTTTCTGAGCTGTATCATCACCATTTCTAGCCCAGTATGCAGCGTCTAATTGATCGCCAATATCTGGATATGACCTTTCACGAGCCATTACCCATGGGATATCTAAATCTTCTTCGGGTTTAGATGATTCTATTTTGTCATCTGTATCACCTTTTTCACCTTCTGCGTATGGAACGTCAGTTGCCTTAGTAAATACAGGAATGGTCATATGACCTTTGATAGAAGAATGTACTGCACGTTTATCCATATCTTTAGAGATAGGTATTCTCGCCCAAGCACCATCTTCATAATCAACAGTTATATAACCTGTTTCGATTGTTCTGATTGTAAATTTCATAGTTATTGACCGGCTACTGTACCGGAATTGTTTAATGTTACGTAACTGCGGTTATAGACGTAATATCCAGCAGATCCACCGCCAGATCCTCCAGATCCTCCAGATCCTGATGATCCTCCAGATCCTCCAGAACCATTACCATGGTTTCCGTTAGCACCTGAGTTTCCTGTGGCTCCTTGGTTACCTGTAGCTCCAGTGCTTCCAGATGCGCCACTGTTTCCAAATGACCCTCCGGCTCCTCCGGTTCCTCCAGTACCACCTGTACCACCTGTTCCTCCAGTACCACCTTGTCCAGAGTTGCTTCCATTATTACCACCGCTAGATCCTCCAGATCCGCTAGAACCACCGGCTCCACTGCCACCAGATTCTGCTGACCAATTATCTCCTTGTCCTTTACCGCCGTAACCACCGGCTCCACCGGAACCTCCAGATCCACCGGAACCTCCGCCAGCTCCTGCTTGGTATTGGGTATAGTTACATGCTTGACACCAACCCCAAGTACTTCCGTCATCACTGTCATCTCTACATGCGGTGCAACCCCAACAATGGTGAGAGTTAGTGTTTCCACCACAATTCCAGCGTGAACAATCTCCACCGAAAGTTGTTTTACACATATCTACTCTTCCACGACAGGCAGACCAGAAACTAAATCCCCATGCAACACCTGTGCATGGACCAGACCTTGACGGCCAAGAGTAATAGTCTCCACTGTGACCATAACTTTGGTCATAGGATCCAGTACCGCCTTGTCCGCCGGTACCGCCTTGTCCACCAGTACCGCCTTGTCCACCTTGACCTCCTCCGCCACCACCAGCTTTGATAGTAGCTCCGGAATTATTGTTTATAGTAACTCCTGAAGATTGCTCACAGTAAACAGCATGTCCACCGTTTCCGCCATTTCTAGCTCCACCATATCCATGAATATTTCCACTGTTGTCTATAACTAATGTTCCTCCCATTCCAGCAGGAATGTAGAAAGCATGAGTATTATCTGCACCTACAGTAACTCCTGAGTTAATAACAACTCTCTTAGGAACTGTTGATGCCCAGTTAGAACCAAATGTATTAGATGCGTGGAAGTGATCTGTATTACTGTCAATAACGTGTTGAATTTCATTAACAGCTGAATAGCAGTTAGAAAGAGAAAAGGTTCCAGATGTAGGTATAGATGTATTATTTCCCGGTACGTATGCTCCATCTCTATAGTATTCGTTCATAGAGTGAGGGGCGTTACCCCCAAACTCATCAACTAAATCTTGAATGGAAATAGTACCACTTGCAGGACATGGCATTATTTACCTCCTTTTAGTTCGTCTACTTCTGCTTTAAGTTCGTTTATTGCGTTTATAAGTACGCCTACTATTTTTCCGTAGTCAACTGATTTGATTTCTTCAACTTCGCCTGTAGAAGGATCTACATCATGTGAAGTTAAAACTACTTCTGGTATTACTTCTTCTACTTCTTGTGCAATTACACCAATAGAAGGTTTACCATTTCTTATCCACTTATAAGAAACACCACGTAACTTACCGCAGATACCAAGAGCATCATTGATAGTATGTATGTCTGTTTTTAGTCTTGCGTCAGAGTAAGCTGTTACGTTACCGAGAGCAGTGCAGTTACCAGAAGAGTCTACGGTAAAGTTATTATTTCCAGCACTATCTCTTATATAACAAGACCCTGCATCTGGGTAAACAATATACAAACCATTATTATGTCCTTGTATCTTAGCTGGGGTGCCATTACCTGACCAACTACCATCAGCTAATTGAATATCACTATTTGCAGCAATAGTTACAGCACCAGCTCCACCAGCAAATGTGATGTCTCCAGTAGCTTGGTCACCAGCAACAGCTAAAAATTCATTAGCGTGCATACCATCAACTTGGTCAGCATTAATGTTTAGTCCATCAATATCTGCTTTAGTCTGATCGGCAGTGGCTCCAGATTCAATATTATCTAATTTTGTACCGTCAGCAGCTACGTCTCTACCGTCAACTGTTCCTGTAACTGAGATGTTTCCTGTTACGTCAATACCAGCACCAAAGTCTACGTTAGGGTTTAAATCTATATGTCCATCAGCTTGGACAATTAATTTGTCAGTAGAGTTTGTATTATCTCTAATTTTAAACTGTCCACCTACGTTTTCAATTTGATAATCAGGGTTATCATTAGAATCATTAAAAACAATTCTAGGTTGCGTATTTGTTAAAAGAATATCACCTGTTGAAGTAATATTTCCTGTTGTTGTGAGAGTTCCTGTTACGTCAATACCACCTGTAAAATCAGGTGCATCAAGTTTTGCTAGTTTTATCCAGTTACCACCATGAGCGTAATAAGCTAGTCCTGTACTGTGGACATGAGCAAACATACCGTGGTAAGTACTTGCACTCGGCAAGTCAGATTCATTGGTGTAGACGTTTGCAAACTTAATTTTTCCTGTAGTAGTTATTTCCTGAGAACCAAAGTCAGGAGAAATCTTAGTTCCTGATATTGCAGCAGATGCGTTAATGTCTGCATTGTCTATTGTTCCTGCTGGGAGGTTAGACATGTCTTCTCTAAGAAGAGGTCTTCCACCAGCTTGTGATCCGTCATGTACGACGGCTGTATCTTTTGTGGTATCTATAGTTACTTCGCCTTCGGCACCAGTAAAGGACCCGTGTTGCGTTGTAGTACCACGTCTTAATTTTAATAATTTTGCCATTTAAAGTGTACCGAAATCGAGTTGTAAATTGTTTCCGCTTATAGTTGCTACTTCTGTTAAATTCTTATCGTTGCAATCCAAGTGATTAGCAAGTGCAGGGTTAGCATCATTAATCAGACCAGCAATACCGGGAGATATTCCTACCCATGAACTACTGTTGTAGTAATTAAGTGTATTAGATGTGCTGCTATACCAGAGATCTCCTTCCGAAGGTGATGACGGAGCACCACTCTGTATTAGGTATTCAGCTGCATATCTATTGACATCTGCTATTGCAGTACTAACTGTATTTACGTTTGCTATCGCACCAGCTACGGTGTTGACATTAGCTATATCTCCAGCAGTTGTATTGACATTTGCAATACTTCCAGCGACTGTAGTAACGTCCGATATGTTTGAACCAACAGTGTTAATTGAGTTATTTCCTGATCCTGTATTTACAGAGTCAGTAATTAATCCGTTATCTTCTACGAATGTCACAAAACCAGTAACATTGGCGATATTTTGTATTACTGTTGCACTTGGTTGTATAGGTGTATAACCATCTCCAGCACTACCGTCATAGCTTTCCATAGCTTGGGAGCTGTTATTAAACCAGAGGTCACCATTTTGTAATGCTGTACCATCATCCCTTTGTGTAGGAGCTGTGTTAGATATTTGATATCTATCTACAAAGTTATTAACGTCAGCCACATTAGTAGCGACTGTATTGATGTTTGTAGCGTTGGAAACAGCTGCATTTATATTTGTCTGGTTTGCAACGGCTGCATTTATATTTGATGTGTTATTTGCAACTGTCGTAACGTTAGAACTAATTCCTGCAACTGTATTTATGTTGGAAGCGTTGCTTACAGCAGCGTTAATGTTTGAAGCATTAGCTACGGCTGCATTTATATTTGTTGAATTATTTTTAACAGCATTTATATTTGTCTGATTATTAGCTACCGCATCAACGTTTGCAATACTATTACCTACGTTATTTACGTTTGCAATATTGGTTGCAACTGTATCTATTTCAGATGTTGTTTCGTTTAAGTCAGCAGCAACTGTGTTAATAGAAGCTATGTTAGCTCCACATGTATTAATAGAGTTATTTCCTGAGCCAGTATTAACTGAGTTAGTTATAAGACCTAAGTCTTCTGTAAATGTAACGTGACCAGAAACACTATTAATAGCTGTAATAGTTGATGCGTCAGGTGTGATAGGTGAGAAGCCGTCTCCTGCGGAGCCGTCATAAACCATCATCACTTGGTTAGAAGAACTATCAAACCATAGGTCTCCAACTGTTAGTGCTCCTCCGTCAGCTCTAGTTGTAGGAGCTGAAGTAGCTATCTGATATAAATCAGCAAAGTTTTCAATATCAACTAAGTTATTACCACAAGCCACCACCTGATTGATGTTTGTAGCAACAGTATTAACGTCTAAAGCTTTAGGAACTAATCTATGGAATTTATATGTATGTAATGTTGAAGTAGATTCAACTAACAATCCAAATCCTTGAGGAATTGAACTAGCAGTGACACTATTAATAGTTACTGTATTTCCAGTTCCAGCTCCGTTAGCAATAGTAATTACGTTATTGCTTGGAGTTAGAGTTGCAGATACAGCAGCAATACTAAGAATCGCAGATTGTCCAGCTGTACCTTGAGGGTTTGTAGCTGGGAAACTTGTTTCATTTGCTATTGCATCAAATCCACCAACGTCATCAATAAGGTCAATAACTCTAGCTTCAACAGCTCCAGTTGTAGCAACGTGAGTATTACCTACTGTCCAAGTTGCGTTAGTGTCTATAACGTCAGTTGAGTCTTGACGTAGAAATCTAGCGTCAGCTTCAGTTTCTGTGAAATATCTGTTGTCTAATTTACCAGCGTCTAATTCGGTTTCTGTGTAGTATCTATTATCTAATTGCCCAGTATCTAGTTGGGTTTCAGTGTAATATCTACTATCTAACTGACCATTGTTTAGTTCAGTCTCTGTGTAGTATCTACCATCTAGAGCACCACCATCAAGCTGAGTTTCGGTATAGTATCTATTATCTAACTGACCAGCATTAAGCTCAGTCTCTGTGTAGTATCTATTATCTAAAGTGCCAGTTTCAATATCAGCAGACTGGATAGTTCCATTAACGATATTGTCTCTGTGGATTGTTATGTCAGTTGGTAAAGCACCACTGCCAAGTTTATCTAGAGTTACACTATCGTCTAATAACTTACTTCCAGCAATATCAGCTGTAGCTGAGATATCTTCGTTGACTATAGAACCGTTAACTATGTTAGCTGAATTAACAGTTATGCCACTAGGTAGGTTCCCTGTAGCAATCTTGCTGTGTGCTATAGCAGCACTTCCGCTAATGTCAGCATCAACGATAGTTCCGTCTTTAATTTTTGCTGAAGTTACAGCCTGATCTTTTATGTCAGGAGTTTTTTGTAACTGACTTTGTTCTTGACTAGCAAGTCTAATTTGGTCATTAATAGCATTTAAGTCAGCTGCTCTGATAGAAGAACCAGCAGCAAAAACTACAGCTGGTGTATCTAAGCCAGTCTCTCTAAATATATGAACATTCCCTGTACCCGCTGCTGCTTGAGCACCGAGAGTAGCGGTTGTACCTACTACTTTATATTGACCAGATGTTGGGTTTGTATTTGTTGTGTATGTGAGCGCAGTTCCATCAATTTCGATTTTAATGTCACTGGCATTTATGTATTCAATTGAGAACGGATAGGAGGTACTCCCACCGTTTTTAAATTCTTCGGTTGTCGCCATCGTGATCCTTTAGGATTGATGGGTGGATTTATTGAAGCCTTTTAGCTTCGTTTTGTAATCTGAGTATTTCTTCTAAATCTCCTTTCTGTTGTGCTTTTTCTATCGCCTTGTTGTAGTACTGTTTCTTATCTACTATTCCTCTTTCTGCAATTCTAGCTTCTGCTATATTCTGAGATTTTCTTAAAGCTCTTTTAAGCAATCTATGAATATTTTTATATTGACTTTTATCTAGTTCTATTCCAAGTTTCTGAGCTTTTAGAAAGTCTTTCCTGAAGTTCTTACCTTCTGGAGTATTCATTATCCTTTTAATCTCTTTCTGGAATATCTTGTCCTTACCCATGATGTATGTAACTTGTGAACGTTGAGCTGGAGAATATTCCACTCCATTGCCATTCGTATTAAGTTGTGGTCTTCCATCAAATTCAATATCAATTAAGAATTGTTTTTCAGGAGATAGAGCATCACTTTGTTTAAAAGTAGGAGAATAAGTATTAACTAATCTTTGCCAGAAATTTAATGGTTCTCTTATTAAACCACCATCTACCCAGTCATAAGCATCAGGTAATCCATCTTTAGTTAGTGGGTTTCTGTTGGCTAGTAACTGAGAGAAATCTTGTTCTAGTTCTTTTAACTGTGGTGTAAATAATCTAGAAAATTCATTTCTTAAGCCACTACCGGGAATGAAACTACTACCAAAACTTGCAAGCCATCTATTCATAGCTGCTGGGTTTCCAGCTAACACATCATTCATTGGTTCAAGACCAGCTAGGAATGATTTGTTAGTAATGTTAGTAGCTAGGATATAGCCCATTTTATTAAGCCATAGTTCTAGACTTGGTGTGTCTAAAGTCTCAAAGTTATCCATAACGTCAGCAGTTAAAGCAATCCAATCGCTTATAGCTCCTAATCCGTCATAGCTATACCATTTACCATCCCAACCTTTATAGGTACGAGCTGTCCAACCAAGTTGTTTTCTTGTCGATTGTGTAGTCTTGTCGTAATGACCATTACCACGAAGAGCATCAGCACTGAATAATCCAACAGCACTAAATACTGAAATAGTACCTATAGCTTTTCTACCTTTTAATTCAGCACGAATAGTCTCATAAGCTGCTTCAACATTTACGCTGTCTACATCAATTTGATTTGCTCTTAAAAGTCTTTCTACTTCACTACCATCCATTTGAGCGAATGGTTTTCTAAACGCATTTAAACGATCAATAAACAAACCCATAGGGTTATGACTACCAGCAAAACGCAGCATGTTTACAGCTGTTCTTGGGAACATGAGGAATGGTTTAAATGCGGGTGCATAAGAAAGCAAAGTATTGATACCATCAACTCCAGGATTATCGAGGTTCATAGCTATCTCTCTACTTGCATACTCCACACCTTTATCTGTAATCATTCCGTTCTCATCGAACATCTGTTTATATAAATTTGTACTTGCTTTCTTTAATTTCTTCTCTGTAACCTTCTGACCTTTACCAATAATGGCATCATAAGCTCTACCTCTAGATTCAACACTAGCAATGAAAGATCTGGTAAATCCGTCAAATGCTGTCATGGAGTTAGCTCCAAATCTTAGCCAAGGATGTTCGGCAAGATCATTCATAGCTTCAACTCTAGCCATCATTGCTTTTGGACCATCAAAACCATCTAAAGACTTAGCATCTGCATAAGCATTTAAAGCTTCTAATGTCTTTGTATTCTTAAGTTGAAAATCTTTACGCATGATGTATTCAACAGAACTAGGATCTCTCGAAGCCTGTCTGAACACTATGTTCATATGCTTAGTAGCTTTTTGTAAGGTATCAACAAATCCAACTGTGTACATATAGCTTGCTCTTCTTAAAGTAGCCACATCACCCTGAATCATTGCTCCAGCAAAAGTAGCTATTGGTCTTTCAATCATAAGAGCCAAGTTAGACATACCAGCTTTAAGTGGAGTACCTATAGCAGATAGAACAGAGTTATAGATATTTCCCCATCCAGCCTGTACAAGTACAGAAGGCATATCTGGGTTTAAATCAATAAAAGCTTTTTTCCATAAACCTGTACGTTCTACAAATTGTCTATTTAATTTTGCAATAGTATCTACGTTTCCGTCTGTAGTTTCATACATCAACATCAATGGTTTTAACATTGAAGGTTTTTCCTTATTCAACATACGGATTAGATCAATAGCATCTCTAGACTCTTTAGTTATTTTCTTAAGAGCATCTATTGTTTCTTTCTTATTTTGCCTAATGTACTCAAGTGCATTATTTAAGATTTGACCTTTACCACCTTTATTACTGAAATCTAATGTTTTAATACGATTCCAAAGATTAACCATGTTTAAAGCTCTACCTCTTGCATAAGAAGTTTGGGCTTTAAGATTCATAAGATATTGCAATCTATCTAACACTTGCTCTTGAGCTCTTTGTACAGCTTGTGGAACATCTTCCATAAGTCTTGCACCTTCAGCTAAATCAGAAACCTGACCACCTAATGATGTACCTAAATATGCTTGAGCACGTGCTAAGTCCATATTCATATAGTCATCAAAGTATTTCTTTATTGCATTAAATACTCCGACATACCCTTCTGAACTAAGAACTTTTATTCCTGTATCAGCATCTACACCAGTCAGGAAGTTTTCCATTACACGTTTCATCTCTGGAGTTTCCATCTCATAAAGCGCAGCAGCTAGATCTTCTCCAACTTCTTTAGCTTCTTTGTGAGTTATGACCTTTCCAGTTTGACCATGCCAGTCAATATCTAATTTAAGATCTTTGGATAATTCACGCATTGTACCTAATCCAGCATCATCTAGATTTAAACCATCTCTTAATGCAGAATCAGTAAATACACTTCCAACTCTTCCCTGAACACTATCTATATTCTTAGTAATACGTACAGCATCAAATTGAGCTGATACGATACCACCGTCATCAGCAGTTCTAAAACCTAATTCGTAGTCATCATATATATCATGCACACCTTTAATTGGATTATCTAAATCAACACTTTGAGAAAGATTATATTGACCCATTTCGGTGAACTGTTCTTTTCTCTTCGTGCTGTTTATGATCATCTCATTTTCAGATGGGTCAGCAGAGAAAACTTTCTTTGTATTTTTATTCTTAACCCACTCTTTAGCTTGTTCAGACTTTGGAACCCATTGAGTTGCATCATCAATTCCTTTTAGCTCTCTAAGTAATTTGGTACCACCTAGCAAAATATCTCCGAAGAAACTTAATCCAATTCCTTCGTTGACGTTTTTCATCCTTTTAACTTCAGGAGAATCACTATCTAGTGTTGCTATATTATTTGGTATCCAACCGTAAGTCTGTGGCCACGCTTTCTTTAACGAACCAGCAGCGTTGTGATCTGTTTCGTTTACTGTGTTAATCCTATCGACTACACCACCAGCAAAAGCATCAGCTCCGGCATTACCCATGAATTTCATTAAAGGGTTATTACCAACCGACCAAGCAACTTTTGCATGAGCTGCTCTACCTAAACCTTTTAACCAAATTCCTCCATATAAAGAAGGGATAACGATTGAGGATATTTCTCGAATACCTTGTAAAGTTGCACTTTCGTACTGTGGTAATTTAGGGATATTTACCCCGGGAAGTATGTTGACTGTATCAATAGCAAAGTCAACCATACCAGCTCCCATAGCTGCTGGATAGTTAGCCCAGTTAAGAGGATTTCTTAGATCTGCTCTGTTATGAGCAAAGGTATCAGCAAAGGTAACTTTTTCACCTTTTCTGATCTTCTCATTTATTCTGTCGGCATTGTCTTTTCTACTTAAAGCGTGTCCTTCTTGTTGGACAGGCTCAATTGTATTTTCTATTTTGTTGGATTCCGTAGAATCGGAGTCGGACGTATCTAAAAATTCATTTGTCGTTTGACCTTGGTCAGCAGCTGTTGGATCGGATAACATCTGTTGTCTAGAAGCAGCTTCATTTTTAAGCTGTTCTAAATTATTCAGAAATTCTCCAGTCAACTGTGGCAAATTATTGTTCAGCTCATCCGTTATTGGCTGATTCATTTGATCGGTACGTTTCTATTTTTTGGATCTAAATGGTTGATTTTTTCTAAATATATTTCTTTCTCAGTTAGAGCAACCGTATCAGTTTCTCCTGATTCTGTAATCAAACTTTTCTTAATTTCAGGATATATCAGATTGTCTAAAGCAGTTTTATTCTCACCACCACTGTATTTATAAAGTAGTCTGTTGTAGTCTAATTTGTATTTCTCAGGGATAATTTCAAAGTCACCTCCAAAATCTATCCCATCGTACTCTAGTAATTCACCTAATTCGACTCCAGCTGTAAGCTCTGGAAAATTTAAGTTTAAATTAGTACTAATTAGTTTTAGTTTTTCACCATCAGGTCTTATAGATATAACTTCTTTACCATAAGTACCCCAAGCTCTAGCAGATGAGACGCTAGTGGAGGAGTAATTAAGTAAGTGTTTAGCTTCAGTACCTAAGCCATTAAACTCTTCTAAAGCATTACTTGTGAGTGGCTCCATACCTAACGCTGCACGCTGCATATTGATCACATCAATCGCATTGAGACCATCAAATTGTTTAGCTATGAATTTAGCTTTTTCAGGTATCATTATGATTCCTGCACTAGCAGAATCATTCTGCATTTTGATTAGCTCTGCTTCACTAAAGAACATACGTGGCTTATTAAGACTCTCAACTCCGTGATGTTCGATCATTGTTAGAGTCAGAAGTCTAGATTTATCTATACCAGCAGCATTAGCTTTTATTTCTTTATCACTAGAAGCACCCGGAACTACAAAGTTACTATTTTCATCCTGATAAGGATTTTGTGTAGGACCTAATTTCATACCGTTCTCAAACTCAAGTTTGATCTCGTCATAAGCCATCTTTGGAGCCAGATGTTTTTGATCATCTGGAAGCCCTTGAAGAATTTCTATAGTTCTCTGTTTCCATCTAGCTTGGAAATATCTGGTTAGCTGGTTAGCACCATCGTCATATCCATCAGCTGTTAAGTCAGCTGCTTTCTTAACCATGGCTTCTAGGTCTGTGTTGTAGTCTTCTTCATTAGCAATAACTACATCTCCAGCTTTAGCTTTCTTCTTAATCTCTTCATCCAACTGAACCATTATTGGATAATTTTTAAGAGTTTCTGAATTTAACTCTCCATTTAAGAAAGCTTCCTCTGCATCTAATTTTCTTTGTTTTATGATGTTTTTATCTTCACGTAAACTCTCAAGCATTGTTGTGAGATATGGGTCGTGGTGACCGTTGTATCTCATCTTTTGATCAGTAATTAAAGCTTCGACTTGTTTAATAATTTCTATGTCATAACCTTTCTTACTAATCTTGTCCTTCGGAATATTTTTAAGAAATTCTTGAGTTTCATTATGAGCGTTTACTTTATGCTCATTCTGAGTTCTGTTGTATTCGTTAGTTTTATAGTCGTTTACAGCATCTTCTAATTCATTAGCTTCAATTTTGTATTGATCTCTATAAGTAGTTTCGTGACCATCTTTATGTAAAAATTTCATGTCTAACAAATCGTTAGCTTGATCCTCTGTTATGACACCATTACTTGCTAAATCTTTTAAATGCCCGATAGCTGCTAATCTGGCTTTTCTTAAAGAGCCATCATATAAATGAGTATTGTTAGTGGTGAAATTCATTATGCAGTTAACACCACTTGCTCCGGCTAAGGTACAAGATTCAAGTGCTTTCTTAGCAGTACCTATCTCTTCTTCTTTTATTGCTGCGGTTCTTGTAGCATTCCAGTTTTCATATGCAGCTGCTTCTTTTTTTCTTTGACCTTCAAAGAGATGCTTATGGACTAGAGCTGGGTTAATGTCACCAAGTTGTCTGTATAACGATAATCTGTATAACGATTCAGCAGCTTTATACTCTTCGTATGAAGTTGCATTCTTCATCTTCTCGTTATTGTTTGGGTCATACTGTTGTAGTTTGCTTTCTACAAATGCGACCACAGCTCCATGTTGTTCAGCTTTATTTAATTTCTTAAATTCAACAGAGTTCCATATATCTCCATTATTCGATTCCCAATTAAAACGCATGTCATTAATAACACGCCCTTCTTCATATAATTCTGATGTTGCTTCGTCATAGGCTCGCATGGATTCCTCGGGGATTCCATTCTCATAGAACCACATATGACCTTTAGCAAAATCTTCTTGTTTTTTCTTAGCTTCTCTTTTTGCTAAGACATCACCAATAGTTGTAGAAACATCGGCAAGCTGTTTTAAACCATCACCAGCGAAAGAAGCTGCATAATTATAGTTGTCAATTTCTTGACTCCAGAAATTATCCATTCCTTCGTTGATCTGTTTATAGCTCGTTACGAGTTCCGGGACATAATCACGTGATGTTACTGGATCAAATGAATCTGTCATTAATAGATGACCTCCGCTTGTGACCAATCAGTAAATCCATCAGATCCAGTTGGGATAGGATTGATGTCCCAATCTGACTGCATATCTCCTTGATTATCACTAAATAAATTATTACTATCATCACCTTCCATCGCACCAGCTATACTTCCAGCTGCACCAAGAATACCCATCATTATTGGCATGTTGGCATTCTGCATTGGAGGATAGTTAGGAGCTAATGTTGGTACTGGAACTAATGGTTCTGTTAATTTGTTTCTTCCAGACAACGCTTGTCTTCTTGTTCTCTGAATACTTTCTCTATACGCTTCTTGACCTCTAGTTAAAGCAAATGCTCTCGCACCTACAGAACGTCCGTAAGCTGCTGCCACCATAGTTTCATAACGTGCTGCTGATCTACCAGTAACACCGGCTGCTGCAACTTTTCCGACTTTCTCTTTAACCATTTTGATGAAACCCTTTTGGTTAGCTGCCAAGGCTTTAGATCGGGTTTGATTTAGTTTTGATCTAGCTTTTTCGTAAGCACGATTTGCTGCTAGATCGTTTTCATTGATATCAATGGCGCGTTTAGTAGTCTTAGCTTGGTAAACGGTCCTATCTTGTAGCCACTTTCTATGGCGAATCTCCATCTGACGTTCCCAGTTGCGCCTTTTGGCTGCGTTCTGAGCTTTAATCTGTTGGCTTTGACCTATACCGCTAAGTATCTTTGACGCTCCACCGATAGCTGCACTAGGACTGCACACGGCAAAATTCTATAAAGGATAAATTGTTTGGTCCATGTTTTAGTTCCCGTAAAAATTTGAACCCAAGGAACTTAAGTAGTTTTAAATGAACTCTGTTTCGTTTATCAACGATATTCCAAAGAACTTTCTCTTCTCTACTCTTTATAAATCTCTTTGCTTCTCTAGCAAAGGTGTGTGGATATTTAAGGATAGCGGGTGTACAGAGCATCCAGATCTGCCCATTATGATATACGCCAGCTAGTCCAGCTATTTCACCATTCGGTACTTCAAAATACACAGAGTCACAGTTGTTAATTCCTACGACTATTGCATTCTCAGGATCATGTCCATGACCCTCAGCTACTTCCGAACGATCCTCTGGTAACAAATTAGAAGCCACATGAAGTGCAGCTTCCAATGTTGCAGGGTGAATGTATTTAGACACGCTTATATGATTTCGTTGTATATTGTCCTTCCCATTGATACGCCAGCATTGTTGCCGGTGATGGGTGTTTAGAGGACACAGTTATTGTTAAATTCTTATTTCTTTCATAAGTTGGTATTGTCTCTATATCTTCAGCTAGGAAGGTTGGAGTGTTTGCAGTTTGTTGGTTAGCTCTGTTAACTTCTTTTTGTTCTACATATTGAGGTTTACCATCTCTATCTAAAGTGATCTTATAAACACCAATATCTCCAAAGCTAAATTTAACTCTATGAACTATTAGATCAGATCTTGTATCAGCTCTGAACTTCTCTCCATCTTTATATCCAAAGAATATAGTAGGTATCTGAACTTGCATATCAAACAAGTAACCAATAGTAAATGTCTCGTTAGACCAGTCCCCAGTTATTTCTAGGTTTGACCCATTAACAGTTATCTCGGCATATCTACCAAAGTTATTTCCTGCGTCTGTATCGTATGCAGCTAATTGATTACTACTTTCCAAACCAACAGGCTTAGGGAAAGTCGTCTTACCGTTAGCATATGTACCAGCAGCAGTAGTAACTGATTGAGATTGATCTAAGTGAATAGTAAATTCATCTGTATTAGTTACATAAACTCCATCTTCATCTTGTTTAATCGAATATTTAACTAGCTGATCTTTACCATTATTTCTAACTACCACATATAAAGCATCATCGAGCATACAGTGATAGACAATATTTCCAGTAAGTGTCCAGCTAAACCAAGCTGCTAAAACTCTTTTACGTGCAGAGTCAAAATATCTATATCCATACAGTTTATTAGTATCGACTTCACTAAAGAAAATTATATTATTTTCATTAGATTCAGAAATTAATTTTAAATCTTTAGCAAATAATCTAGAGACTACTTGACTTTGACAAACTACACTCGGCTCTCCTTCACGTCTGATATTAGCCATCTCAAAGAATCTGCTGTATTTACCAGCATTATCTAAGAAACCTACTGTAGTACCTAGAGAGATTGGATTGGTTTTATGATTAAAGTTGTAAGTAGATAATGAGTTAATCTTTGCAGTACTTGGATTTAATATGTCACTATCTGTTGTCAGCATAAATTGCTGGTTCTTAGTAAATATGACTAATCCTGAGTTGACCTGTATAGCATCATAGACAATAGCAGGAGTTTCAGAACTACACGCCAAATCAATAGGGTCTATATTTGAAAACGTAGTTGCAGTTTTAGCCCAAAAATCAAAGAAGCTCCCGGGACGGGACATGATTATGTTGGCACCACTAAGCATTACTAGACGGTTTCTAAAGAAAACCATCTTGTTAATAGTTGCGTCAACAAAACTTGGACGAGGGTTTGTACCTCCGTTAGCAGCTGTATCTCCAACAAGTGCTTGATCCCAACTGACTGTAGATAAAGTAAATGTAGTAGCGTTAGTTCTGACTAACTGGAGTGGCATAGTGTTTGCATCAAACTCAATATCTACATCTGGTTTGGCGCACTCTTCCCATGTACCATTACCATCTCTACCATTATTTCCATCAAACCTTACGTAGTAATCATCCCTTTCATCAGCACTATTTCTGACTAGAACGATCATTCCATTTTTACATTGTCTTGGTAAGTCATCGACAGTTAGTACACTTCCAGCTACCACGTTCATTAGCTCTGAGTTAGGAGCTGACATGTTGAAGCTACCAGAAGGTCTAGTTATATAAAGTCCATTACCTATGATCTGTACATTTGAGCTAGTGAAATTACCTGTAGCTATGATCTCAGATCTTAAAGTACCTAAGATAGATTCTCCTGTAACAGTAGTCTTAGTATCGAAGGATGTAGGATTAGGTCTAATTAAACCAAGGTTTGCTTGAACACTTGAAGTACTGGTTTCATCAACATTGATTTTGTAATACCCATCTTTCATGTAGACATAGAAATAATCTCCTGTCTGCCAACCCTCTCCGCCATACAACATATCTACGTTGCTGGTATATCTAGTTCTGTACTCAACGTTTTGTCCAGAACCTACGGGTGTTGATTGACCAGTAGTAGTAATCCTGAAATATAAATTAGATCTTCCAGTCTGTCCTGACTGACCAGCTGCATTGTAGATATTGACTTGATATGAGAAATCAGTTCCTCCGTCTGTAGAGATAGCATCAGTATCAACTAATGTTCCTCCACTAGCTACTTCAAATATTCTTGTACCAACATTAGGAGCTAAGTCATCATCATTTGGTGACTCTGAACTAGCACTACATCTTGTTGTGTTATTGACTCTGGCTGTATGACTAGAGATATTACCGTTTGAATCACAATAGTTATTACTAGATCTCACCATCTCACCAGTAAGTCTTGTAACTGTACTGACGCTTTGAAAGTTTGTATTGTCAAATATATTGAGTGAGTATTGTGCAGCATATTTAATCTGATCTAACTCTAGATAAACTTCTGGAGGTCGAGAAGGTGACTTAGTACTCGACATGCTGACAGTCTTTGTCCTGTTAGTAATAAAGGTATAGTCATTAATAGTTAGAGTCTGAATATCTTCATCATCACTATGTTGTAGATAAGTAGTTAATGCACCAGTGTTACCATTGACAGTCATTTCAAAACCGTCACTACATCTCCACATCCTGATAGTTCCATCATCAGCGTGACCACTACGTCTAATTACTTGACCTATATATTGTTCATTCTCATCCCTGTAGTAATGAAACCATTTCCCAGTTGTGTAAGAATTTTTTGTCCCATCACTTAAGGACTTTACTAATTGACCTCCGGGACGTTTAAGCAAACCATGTGTTACATCAGGTAATACATTGTCTGCAACATTAACTTGTCCCGGTATTTTTAAATCATCTGGTTGCTGTGATATTCCACCAGTTAATGTTGGTACTAATTGTGTAACACTTGCCATTATCTAATTAAGGATCTATAAGGTTGATAAGCTCTGTAAACACTATTCTTCGGCCAGCCAAAGAAGGAAGGATCTCCTTGTTCGCACTCGTATTCCATTAAGGAAGCTCGAGTTAATGCTTCTTGCTGTTGTAATAGTTTTACTAATTGTGGATTTGTAACTAGCTGTGTTGCTGCTCTGGTTGAAGAACGAGCAATGATATATCTCTGATATACAGAAGGTACCTCTTCAAAAGTTACGTGATAAACAACATCTAATTCCAAGTCATGGTCAAAAACATCTGTGTGATCTACTTTGTCATATAGTTTTCCATCTCTTTTAACTAAATCCATTTGCCTATTAGCTTGACCATCGTTAAGGTCGTAGCGTAGGTAGTTAGTTGGAATAGTTATATGTCCATTTGCATCTGGACTAACTGTTACATGTTCTTCTGTATTGAAATGCCAACCCTCATTTAGAAGATCCTTTGTTACTTCACTAAGGATGTTGTAAATGAATGAGATTTCTGGATTAGCAAAATTAAGTGTTGTGATTGGAGATTGACCTATGGCACCCAAAATAGAATTGACTGCGGATAGTTCTGTATCGCTTGCGTTAGTTGAAGTTGCCATAAATAAAAAAAAAGGGACCCGAAGGTCCCGTAAAAAATGTATAAATTAGAATGCAGATGGTGCAGTTGCGCCAACATATAGTTCTACAGCAGCAGCTGGGTTTAGATAATCTGCTCCCATAGCTAGTCTGCCAAGGATAACATCACCTTGGTAAACCACTGATATGTCTCCTGAAGTTACCTGAACCTGTGGGCCGATAGCTTCTACAACTCCAGCAGCTTCTTTCTGGAAGATAAGTCCACATGACTTAGCTCCTACTTCAGCAGCTTGACCGTAGTCGTTATTGATACCAGTCTGAGAACCGTTAGCGTTCTCTAATGCTGTACCGATTCTGTCACCCATGTTTGTTGGGGAGACTTTACCTGTAGTACCCGCGAAAGCAGTACCATACTTACCAAGGAACGGAATGTTCATTGACTTGTAGATCTTGATTCCAGCGATTTCTACAACGCCATTACCACCTTGTAATGCAGAACCTTGAACGTCTCTGTTTACAAGACCGTTTGATGCTACATCGGTTATAAGTGCGTAGTACTGACGTGGGTTTAGAACCGCACATCTTCCAGAGGAACTGACTCCTTTTTCATCTAAGGCAGCAGCAGCGTCATAGAATGCTGTTACTAAGTTGCCTGCGTTGAAAGCGTCAGAATCATTAGTTGTTGAACCAACTCTGATTTGTGTTCCACCGGGTTCTTTGAAGTTTGTCTTCGTGATTGGAGAAGCACTTCTTGCTCCTCTTGTGATCGCTCTAAAGATTAAGCGGTCATACTTTTCTGCAAGAGCGTATCCGATCTTACGAGAAATTTCTCCTCTCAACTCATAGTGTGCGAGAGTTTCATCTAGCTCATATACGAAAGCACTAGATATTAATAGGTCGTCAACAGTTATAGTTTTTTCTGCGACTGGAGGTGCGCCGTCACTGTTACCTAAGATGCTGTTTCCGGGAGTATGGAACTCGGCAGTTGTACTACCTGTGTAGATGAACTGAAGACTCTTACCGTTCTTCAAAGTTCTCTTCATTACCATGTCACGTGCAATTGCTTCGTGCTGGAAGCCTTTGAACATTTCTCCACTGAACAATTTAAGGTAAAGGGCGCGAGGATCTGTACCACCATTATTAGCACCCGGACGGGTTAGTGAGGTAGTCAGAGCCGTAGCCTGATGTGCCATTTTTTCTTAAAAAGTAAGGGTATATATTGTCGTCTACGCGCGTAAAAAGTTGCGAGTCTCAGTTAGACTCAGTGATATTGTGGTCTATCCCACCGTCTAGACGGCTAATTGGTATCCGCGTACGGGCAAAAAGCCAAATTGAATAGGGAGGACTTGCACCTCCCAGATCGCTTAACCGATTATTCTTGTGTAAGCAACGCCACGATATACGAAAGTAACTTTCATGGTTATCTCCATATACTAAGCCCCGTTCCATGCTTAGTGGTCATGCGTCCCCGAAGGGATGAACGGACGTAGCTTTATATTCTGTAGTGACCTACATCATTTTTATATTTCATTCCTAAATAAGGAAGAACATTTTTTTGAAAAATATTAAAAGCAATAGTGACTCTAAGTTCATCGGTGTTGTTAGGTTCAACCCAATGCTTCACATCACTATTGAAATAAGTAAACGTTCCCGGGAAATGATTCTCAGGTACGTCAATTTCAAAGCTTGTACTTATAGGTGGTCCAGATAAAAATATATTTCCTGCAAAAGTTTGAGAAACATTATCTGTTAGATGTTCAGGTTGATGCTGATGTGGAGCAATTCCTTCACCTCTTCTAAAAATATTTGCCCAACAATTAACAGTACATTTACCAAACAATTCTTTAAATTTTGGGACAAGAATACTACGCATAGGTTCCATATACAAATAGTTAAACAACCTATTCCTTCCTGTCAGTGAGTCTTCACTTGTACCGGGATAGGTGTCTGGTCCCATTGATTTAACGAAGTCTTCTGTCTCAATAATGTAATCAGATATTTGTTTAGCTTCTTCTTCAGTAATGAAATGTTTTTCAATACGAAGGATCTCCTTCTGGTTCTTTAAGTTTTTCACCTGTAAGTGCTTCTTCTAGTGATTGATATTCTTCTTCTTTTTTCTCTGGCTCGGGTGCGAAGTAAGTAACCGATGCTTTTAGTTTGTCAGATTGATGTGGCATATTATTCCAGTGGCGCATTACGCCGAACATAATAAAAAAGTTTGTAATTAATGTTGTAAATGTGAGAAAATTTTTCAATTCATTTTACGAACGTTGAAGCTTAGAGACACTCGATACCCATCGACTCTGTTAGGAGACTTAGGTACCAAGTGAGTTAAGTTGCTTGGAAATATAATTAGATCCCCTTCTTCAATATCTAATATGAACTGTGAATTTTGATCCCATATTCCATTATTAATTGTTATTCCCTGTGCACTACAAACAAAACCATAGGTATTGTTGTCGCGTACAAAGATAGCAGGATAGTCTAGATCCTTATCAAAGTTAATATAGTAAATTCCAGATAATATATTTGGCATATGATTATGAGCTTCTTGGTACATCCCGGGGGAGTGTACATTAAACCAAGTTTCTAGTTCATAATTGAAAGGATCAAAGTTATAATAATCCAGTACTTTTTTACACTCTCTTTCAATCTGTGGTATCACATAGCTTTTGCTATTTTCATATACTTCCTCTTGCCACGTATTGCAGTACACTGCCCACGGTGCTTTGTGAGTATCGTTATTACGAAAAGATTTAATTAGCTTTGGTAGTACAAGTCTCTTATAACTTTGATGATTTTCTATTTTGCTGTGATATATCGGATTACTAAATAGGGGGATAAATTTATTCAAGCAATTTGTGGTGCTGTTAAAGCAATTTGTGTGGATTCACTTGAAGCTAAATCAAGTGGGAAGTTGTGTGCGTTTCTTTCGTGCATAACTTCAAAGCCAAGGTTCTGTCTATTAACAATGTCAGCCCATGTAGGGATAACTTTGCCATTAGTATCAACAACTGATTGGTTAAAGTTAAAGCCGTTAAGGTTAAATGCCATAGTGCATATACCCATAGATGTCAGCCATATGCCAACAACCGGCCAAGTACCAAGAAAGAAATGAAGAGCACGGCTATTATTAAATGACGCATATTGAAAAATCAGTCTCCCAAAGTACCCGTGTGCAGCGACAATATTATATGTCTCTTCATCTTGCCCAAATTTATAGCCATAGTTCTGCGATACTTCGTCTGTCGTTTCTTTAACAAGTGAGGAAGTAACCAGACTTCCGTGCATAGCAGCGAAAAGAGCTCCACCGAATACCCCAGCAACACCAGCCATATGGAATGGGTGCATGAGGATATTATGCTCGGCTTGGAATACGAACATAAAGTTAAAAGTACCAGAGATACCCAAAGGCATACCATCACTGAAACTCCCTTGTCCGAAAGGGTAAACTAAGAACACTGCGAGAGCTGCGGATAGTGGTGCTGTGTAAGCAATAAATATCCATGGTCTCATTCCTAGTCTGTATGAAAGTTCCCACTGTCTCCCTGCATATGCTGCTACTCCTATTAAGAAGTGGAAGATAATGAGTTGATATGGTCCGCCATTGTATAGCCATTCGTCTAAAGTTCCGGCTTCCCATATCGGATAAAAGTGCAGTCCTATTGCATTGGAGCTTGGAACTACTGCTCCTGATATTATGTTGTTTCCGTACAACAACGAGCCTGATACTGGCTCACGTATGCCATCTATATCAACAGGCGGTGCTGCGATAAAGGCGAGAATAAAACATGTAGTAGCTGCTAGTAAACAAGGGATCATTAACACACCAAACCAACCTACATATAGGCGGTTCTCTGTGCTAGTAACCCACTCGCAAAACCTTTGCCAATTACTACTGGTGCTTTCTCTTGTTAGTGAGATTGCTGCCATTAAAATATACCGGGGATAATTTGACCGGTTGTTACGTATGCGCCAACGGCTGCTACGAAGCCAAGCATTGCTGCCCAGCCATTAAATCTTTCTGCTTCTGGTGTCATAATTGGTTGTTTAGGAAGAACCTCGATAGGAGGTTCATAAGGGTATTCATTATCGAACAGGGTATCTAAGTCTTTTGTTTTCATTACATCCCTGCATCTTTCATTGCTTGTTCAAGCTGTGAATAGTGTTTCTTTTTAGCCTTCCCGGTCATAATGTCATTTTTCATTGTGTCCCAAAGAGTTGGCTTCTTCTTTTTCTTCGTCTTCAGCTTGTCTTTATTAGAAGTTGACATTGGATCTATCTAGTTTGTCTATTACGTCCTGTCTGTATGCAGGATCTTTGTCATACCTAGGATCACCAACAGCTGCGACTAATTCAGCTTGACTGCGGAATACTTCTCCGCTTGACTTAGCTGGTTTGCCTTGTAAGGTTGTACCTTCATAGCCATTAGCTCCTTCGTATTGAGCTTTTAAACCAGCCACTGCAAGTTTGATCATCTCAACATTGCCTGTCTGGACTACGCCATCAAAGGCATCGGTTTGTGTCTTAGATAAGTTCTGTCCAGCCCAAGACACAATTTGGTTGTATTGCTGAACACCTCCTACGGAGTTTTGTACTTGATTAACTTGTGCGTCAGACATGTCAGCAGCTTGTTGTTGCTGCGGAGCATTTTTTATTGACTGAACATACGCATTAACTAAGTCCTTACTACTCATAGAGGAGAACTTCTCAATCGTTTCATCAGATAAAGAGTTCTCATTGCCGTAGTACTCAGCAGATGCTTCTGCAATCAGAGACATTGCTGGGCTCTCTTCGGCTTTAGGTTCTTCGGTTACTTCTTGGGTTTCTTGTTCCCCTTCTTGTACCCCATCTGAATCTCCTAATTTCTTTTGTAATTCAAGGTAAGCATTCTCTAAGTCTTGTGGATTCTTATACTTACCAGCTAGTAGCCCTTCTTGTTCTGCTACTAATTCTTCACCCACCTTAAGGGAGTCCTGCTCTTCTGGAGTAAGGACTTCCGTTTGTTCAGGTGCGTCACTAATTGTAAATGTTTGATTTTCTTCTGCCATTTATTCTGTTGGTGGTGGTGCCTGTTCATCAGCTACCATTTGTTGTTGCATCTCAGCAGCAAGCTGTGGATTCTTTTGTGGGTCCATCATTGGAGTACCAGCTAATTGTCCTGCTTGATCTAGTAAAGATTTCTGAGTTGCTTGAGCTTGCTGTTGTTGCATCTCTTGAGCCATCTGCTCTTGAGTCTTAACAAGGTTCAAGATATCAATACCTTGAGCAGCAGCTAACCTCTTGATTGCTTCTAGTGGCTGTACATATTTCATCAAAGCTTCTGGTCCAAGGGTCTGTGCAATAGTCCCTATGAACTGGGTCAATGATTCTCTATCTTGTCCTCTACCCAAAGCATTTATACCAGCTACGATTGTAGGTCTGACTATATCTTTAGGTAGTTTTGGTATTTGATTACTTCTCTGTAAAACTAATAGAGTTCTGTTGAGATAAGGTATCAAGAACTCAACAGTTAATAGTGAAAAGATTCCACCTAGCTGTTGCTCTAGTTCCAACTGAGTAAGGCGTACCTCCTCTGCTGTTACCCTCTCTGCATTCCTTACATTCATAACAAGGAAGTTTTCTTTTAGTCGTCTTTCAATACCGACAGCCATTCTTTCTGCTGTTGCAAAATCTGCTGTCTTACCTACTTGAACGACCTGTACATCCTCAGCTCGTCCTTGGACGATTGCACCATTACCAGCTTTAGCAATGGTTTGTGGTTTGGTTGTACTTGATGGGGATACCAGAAATATAACTTTGGCTGCTGCTGCACTACCTTCAACGAGAGCTTGAGATAATCCTTCGAGAGTTTTTAAATCTCCCATGAACTCCTCTACTCTTCCTCTTCCATAGTCTTCGCCATCAACAGTATTGAATCTTAAAACTAACCAAGGACTAGCATCTTTAGGTGCAGTGCTTTTGCTCTTAGGTAGAACCTTACCAAATACTTCTTGGTGCCACTGCCATCTGCCATCTACTAATTTGACATATGTATATACTTCTACGTCATCTTTGTCACTGTTCTGAGTTTCATCAACAACTGTGTTGGGAACCTCTTCAGGGATATCAAACTCTAATACCTTTCTACTGATTAATTCTTTAGTGACTATCTCTAAAACGTTACCGTTACCATCTCGGTTAACGACATACCTTGAAAGAGGGAAGGTCTTTAGACCATCTTTGCCCATAAAAATTAGTGCATTGCCACCAACAATTAAATGTTTAAGTGCCTGATGAATAGTCACCCTGTCACTTGACGCAGCAATGTAGTCCATGATCATCTTCTCAATCTTGGAGAAAGATAAATCAAGTTCTCCCTTTATTTTTGGGTCATCTTGAAATTCGCCTAGCTTGTCTTCTCTTACTTGGAGTTTGAAGAAGCTTGTCTGTGGAGGTAGGACAGCCAACATAAGTTTGGCTGCCAACGTCACACAGCAGGAAGCTCCTACACTTTGCCAAGGTACTCTTAAGGTTTCGTGGCTTGGTTTTGACGATGTGTCGTCTTGTATAAGGTACGGCAACGTGAGTTCTGAACATTCAACTGCTTTATCTAAGAACTGTCTTCGATCATTGCTTAGTTGATTGTATCTTTCACGTGCTGATGTCTTCAATTATTGAGTCCTCCACCTTGCCCTTGCTGGGCTTGAACATTAGTTTCAGGTTTTAAAGGAATCATTAACTGACTTGATCCTTGGGCGTTTTCGCCTGTTGCTCTTTGTGATTGAGCTTGTTGTACCTGTGGGTTCACGTCCTGCTCAACTGGTTCCGGTGTAGGAAGTGGAGCTGGAGGTGCGGGAGGTACTGGTGGTGGTGGGGGTAAGGGAGCTGGTGGTGGTGGTGCGGGGTTGCCCCCTCCAAAAATACACATTAGATTTCTTCCTCCATGATGGATCTTATATATTCAATGACGCTGGCTTGACCAGCTCTGTACATAATTGTGTTTATGTCTTCTTTAGGATGGATTGGTTTCCAACCAAAATTTTCCTCAAGTTTATCTATCAGCTTGTCTAACCTTTCGTTGTGAAGCTTAAGCGTATTGAGGGAGATTTCTGTTGTCATGTTCAAAGAACGCAGGCATTCTGGCTGCCTTGGTGCCATTTAATTGTGGTGCTTTGCCTTCATACATAAGGCGATCACTAGCATCGAGCCAAAATTTTTTGCTCAAATATTTATCGGAGTTTTCCATAGCCAATGGTTGCATGATCCAATTAATAGTTGCCTTTCTTAGTTTGTCTAATGACTGACTAGGTTTTAGACCTAGCTCGGCACAGACTAAGGAGTTAGTTGCCACGTGGACTTGTTCGTCCCGGGAGATGTCTGCCGAAACAGTCATCAACCCAGCATCTCCGTTAAATCTGAAGAAAGGTAAGAGAACAAAGAAGATTGCTCTCTCGATAACTAATGCTTTTGTAATTGTGTGATCAGGATGAGCCATCCAAGCATCTCGTAGGCGTAAAGCTTCAGCTTCGGCTTTGTCATCTACGCCGTGGGCGTTGGTGATGTATCCGAGTGCTAGGTCATGCTTGATCTCATCTTTTACGTTTGATTCCAAAAGTTTTCTACTCTTTTCAGGAATTTCAGAGAGTGCTCCAGATATAAAGTCGCCAACCGGCAGTTCCATGTGGCGTATTGCAAGAGCACGGTAGATGGTTTCTTCTGCTCCATTTTTAAAAGTTCCTTTAGTAGGTTGGACCGGTGTCCAAGTTCTTTTTCTTTCTAATAATTTGTCGTAGGGGTTCATTGTTGACAGTCACAAGCTAATTCATCGGGTTTGTTGCTCATTATGTCTGCCAAGTAAGCGTCAACTTCGGACTCATCCAATGCAGCGTAAGCATCTGACTTGTCCTGAACGTCTCCCATTACTTGCAGAGAATAATAGAGAGAAGTCTGTGGACTAGAAAGCCACTCTTCTACAAATGCTTCATCGTAAGTCACCATGTCGCTCCAAGAATTGAAGCTATAGCCATGAAGCAAACCAGTTCTATTTAGCATAATCATTATTTGATCAGCTACTTTCTTATACGCATCCCAGCCTACCTCGCTGGCTATTTCTACGTTGCCATATTCAACTCGTTCTACCCCAAATTCACCCGAATCCCTGTCAACTGTACGTGATATAGGAGGTGCGATCTCAGGAGTTGCTGTGTAGCCATTGAGATCCCTGCTTCTATACGAACAACTAGCTGTTGGAGCTATGGCAAATGCTCTAATCATGTTGTTCTCTCTTGCTATGTTAGCTGCTTCTTGTATGCCGAGATAAAGTTCACGCGCAGCTAACCCTGCGTATCCTTCGTAAGGTTGAGCATCATTAGTTGCTTCAAGAGCCTTACCAAACTCGGCATATGTAATCTTATTATTTGCTAGGAAGTTGGCTAGACCTAAGAGTCCGAAGCCGACTTGCCTGTCGATATCTGGTGTAAGATATTCTCCAGATTCTCCAACCCCTGTGACACCATGGAGCTTACACAAGCTGGACATGCCTTCACGGAAACCTGATCGTAGGTCGCCGATACGACAGGCAGACATATTAAGGTGCTGTAAGAGACACGTTCCGCGTGAGGGCAAGTAAACCTCAAGACAGACGTTTGAGTAGATTCGTTTTCCATTTTTATCGTGTTTTATTTTGTTGAGCCAGATGTCTCCCCTAGCAATTCCTCGTATAATTGCTTCCTTTGTTTTAGCTGAGGAATTAGCCCACCCTGATTGGGTAAGGTCAACACATCTTTTAACCCATGGGAGTTCTTCTCTTTTGACTTGCAAGAAGTCAATAATATCGGGGTGATCAATATCAAGGTGAAGAACGCACGCGCCATTGCGGTACGTCCCACCGCGTCTAAGTATTTCATTTAATGTTGAGTAGATTTTTGCGAACGACACTGGACCGCTTGCAACAAGCGTGTCAGGTCCTTTATTAGTTCTCGTTCCCTTTGGTCGTAGTTTCGACAGGTGGACTGCGACTCCTGCTCCATAGCGGAGAGCGTGCGATACAAATCGCCAGCTTTGTTCGATTCCATCGCTTCCTTCCATTGAGTCTTCAACAACGAAGACAGTACATGATACGGGTAGACGAGATTGTGGATTATCAATCCATGCTTGGACTCTTCCAGTCCGAGCTATTATGTTTGCGGTTTCTGCCATCTAAAGTCGTAAGGGTAGAAGTTAAAATTAATTGCGATGCGTGGTCCCGGAGTTGTGTGACTTACGCCCGCGTGCATAGTGTTAGTAGGAAATACAACTATTCGATTCGCTTTACATTCCACGTCACCAATACCTCTGAACCTTGTCGGTCCATCTGAATCAAGTACGTAGTAGATGGCAGTAAACATATGTTTTCTGGCGTATTGATAGTCGTAGTCAAAGTGATATAAATTACATCTGTTCTCTTTCTCAGGGTGAGTTAGGTTCACCTGTATTCGAGCAATGCAGTGCATACCTAACGGCTTGATAAACATATTGATGATGTCTTTCTTAGCCGTATCGAAATGCTGGGAAGTCCATTCCCCATTACTAAACACGTCAGGTGCTCTGATAATGGGAGCAACCATGAAGAATCTTTTAACATCTTCTACTTTCTCGTTAACAATCCCTGCGTTAAATTCCCAGAAGAATTTATCTTCTAATTTTCTATTGGTATCTGTAGTAGACATCCACATCTGGAGGTCATAATGATCGAGTTCATTTAAGAAATTATCGACAATACAAATCCCTGCTTGCTGAAACTTATCCAGCTTTAGATCTCTGACCTTGGCGATATTCGATTTCATTTTCTAGATAGTGGATTGCTTTTTTTAAATCTTTTAAGTCGTCTTCTTTGTATCCAGATCGACATACATATTTGACTACGTTTCCTAGGTGGTAGTTAAGTCCTTGATCTCTAATGAAATCCCATACCTCTATGTTTCCACGTTGGTAATAGTCTGGACCTTTAATTAATTGAGTATTCATTTGGGGGTGTCCAAAGTATTGGTTGTTTATTTTCAAAGTCGTAGTCATCAGCAGTTAAAATCCTTGCAAGTCTGGCGTTACATAACGCATCCTCTTCAGTCATTTCCTTTTCTTCAAAGGTTTCTACTACTGCTTTCCATGTGTATCCTTTCTCTTCAAAGATCTTTGTAGCTTTCTTAACTCCGATCCCGGGAACACCCGAGTAACCGTCAGTATTATCTCCAGCTAGTGTCTGAATTAGATGCCACTTAGCACCCTCTTCAGGTGTAATATCTACATGCTCTTTGAAGTCATATAGTTTACCGGGAATCTGTCTCATATCTTTATCAGGTGAGACTATCACGTTACCGGGATACTTAGTAGCGTAAACACCCATGGTGTCGTCCGCTTCAAGCGTATCCTTTTCGATCACTTTATATTCAAGTTTTAAGTTATTTATAACTCTTTTGAATCCACAGGGCTTTTTTCTCTGTCGATGACCCTTGTATTCCGGTAAAATTTTTTTCCTAAAATTATTAGGGCTTGTAAAGAACAAAATCATCTCATCAAATGAGCCAAATTCGTCTTTTATCTTATTTAAGTCTTTTTTGACGCAATTATAAGCTTCTTCAAAGTTAGAAGTTACAACAATAAGGTTTTCGCCAAAATCAATTTCTGTTTCGGTTGCTGCACAACATTTATAGACAATGTAGTCGCAATCTATTAATAATTTCATAAATTAGTGTACTTCTGCCCAATTTTTTCCAGTTTTTGCTTCTGCTGCGATTGGGCATCTTAAGTTGTAGTATTCCCCAGCCAATTTTGCTGAATTTTCCAGTATTTCCATCAACATGTTTGCATATTTAGGAAGTGTTTCATATTGCAGCTCGTCATGTACGAACGCTAGTTGATGAGTGTGGAGATCTTGTGCACATTCAAATGAATTTGCTATAACCATCCATCTCTTCGCGACTATACCAGCACTGCATTGGAGGAGATAATTTAAAGCTTTGTGTGGACTATCAACTAGGACTCTCCGTCCATCAATTGCTTTTAGCCATCCACCTTCCGCTTTTTTAGAAACAGCTTTTTGTAGGTCGGATAAACCATCAATAGCTGCAACAAAAGCTTCTCGAATTTCTTTTCCTTTCTTACTTGCTTGTCTTTCATTTAAGGAGTTGTCATAGGATAGACCTAATTTGATATTCCCGGCTCCATATAAGTACGCATAGGATACAGTCTTGACCTGTCTCCTTGATATACCTATCTTGTCAGCATTCACTTGGTGGATATCTCCATTAAGAAGGATATCTGCATAGCGACCTCCGTCATATGCTCCTAAGTAATGAGCAAGCATTCTTAATTCGATTCCGCTTAAATCAGCACCGACCATTACTAGCTCAGGACTAGCAGTAAAGAGTTCTCTAAACTCAGTAGAGCTGGGGACTTGGGCTAAATTCGGTTTACGATGAGCACATCTAAATGTGTTCGTACTAACCGAGCAATGGTGGTGTATCTTACCCTCAGTCGTAACGAGCTTGTTCCAAGCGTTCACGCCTTCGGATATCATTCCAAGCTTCTTCTTTATCGTCAAACATTTCGCACATAGAAGCGAGAAGGGAATATTTATCTCCGTCAATATAATCTCGTCGATAATTGGTTTCCCAGTCGTGGTGGTCTTGCTCAATTTGACATTCAAACGATTCGTCAGAATCCATGCTATGTGATCTCTTGATGTTGGGTTAAACTCCTTTATTCGTTGTATTTCACATCCTTCTCTGTATCCTTGTGTTGCGTTATCTCGTTTAGGAGTGAACAACGATCCTGCAACGTAAGGGAATTGTCCTCGAAGTATTGCTTCAGTTTCTTCCATCTCGTTTCGGAGAGATGACTCAAGTTCGAGAGCTTTTTGTTGGTTAAATGTCCATCCATGTATTTCTTGTTCAGTTAATATCTGAGCGACTCGGTGCTCTAATCTACACGAGTCATTAAGGGGCGGAAGTGCTCGCATAATTTTGTTGTTACTTGTACGTCTTGTACGCAATAATCTTGCATTTCTTGGCTCCACTCTGACCAATCAGTAGTCTTGCCAAATTCACCTTTATATTCACCTAA